ATAGGTTATATATTTATTGTTATGGCTGATGGTAAAACATATGGAATAAATTTCCCATTTAGGGACTCATATCAGGGTAATTACTTGTCTCTATCACAAACCAGTGATGAAGAAATTAGAAGTAATTTGGTACATTTATTACTAACGAGAAAGGGTACAAGATATTACTTACCTGATTTTGGTACAAGATTGTATGAGTACATATTCGAACCATTGGATGGACCCACCTTTTCAGACATTGAAGCGGAAATAAGAGATTCTGTGGGTGAATATCTACCGGGTTTAACAATCACAAATATCTCTATAACTGCGGCATCTGATGGTGAGGAAAACAAGGGAACTTTTGTAAATGACGCTGGTGAAAGGGAATTTGTTGTTACAAACATAGGACAATTAGAACATACTGCAAAAATTAAAATAGATTATACAATCACAGATTCGGCATTTAACTCAAGTGATTTTGTAATTATTAACATATAAAAATATGGCTAACAAAAAAATATCATATACAACCAGGGATTTTCAGGCAATTAGAACTGAATTAATAAACTTTACAAGAACTTATTATCCTGAGTTAATTGATAACTTCAATGACGCTTCAGTATTTTCTGCTTTGTTAGATTTGAACGCTGCAGTATCTGATAATTTACAATACAATATTGATAGAAGTATTCAAGAAACAATTCTACAATATGCCCAACAGAGATCCTCAGTATTTAATATTGCAAGAACTTATGGTCTTAAAGTACCAGGTCAAAGACCTTCAGTAGCTTTAGTTGATTTTAGTATCATAGTTCCGGCTTTTGGTGACAAAGAAGATTTAAGATATTGTGGGATATTAAGAAGAGGTGCTCAAGTTAATGGTGCTGGACAAGTATTTGAAACTGTTTATGATATCGATTTTGCTTCAGCTGTAGGTGGTGATGGATTTCCAAATAGACTTAAAATACCAAATTTTGATAGTAACAACAAACTATTAAATTATACAATAACTAAAAGAGAAACTGTAGTTAATGGTACTACAAAAGTTTTCAAAAGGGTGGTAACACCAAATGATGTAAGACCATTTTTTGAATTATTTTTACCCGAAAGAAATGTTTTGGGTGTAACAAGTGTATTGTTAAAGGATGGTACACAATATGCCAGTGTTCCTTCACCACAAGAATTTCAAGGTTTGGACAATAGATGGTATGAAGTAAAAGCATTAATTGAGGATAGAGTTTTTGTTGAAGACCCAACCAAAGTATCAGATAACCCTGGTATTAAAGTAGGTAGATATATACAAACAAATACTAAATTTATTACCGAATACACACCAGAAGGTTTTCTAAAAATGACCTTTGGTGGTGGAAGTCAATCAGCGGATGAACAATTGGCTGAATTTGCAAGAAATGGATTCAAACTTAATTTATACAAATATTCTGATAACTTAGCATTAGGTAGTACCTTAAAAGCAAACACAACTTTGTTTATACAATATAGAGTTGGTGGTGGTACTGGTAGTAATTTAGGTGTAAACGTTATTAACAACATCGGGACTGTTTCTTTTGCTGTTAATGGGCCTTCTTCAAGTGTAAATACAAGTGTAGTTAATTCTTTATCATGTACTAATGTTACAGCAGCAATTGGTGGTGCTGGAGCCCCAACAACTGAAGAGGTTAGAAACTTAGTCACTTATAACTTTGCAGCACAAAATAGAGCTGTAACAATCAACGACTATGAATCTGTAATCAGAACGATGCCATCACAATTTGGCGCACCTGCTAAAGTTTCTGTTACTGAAGAAAATAACAAACTTAAAATTAAGATGTTGTCCTACGATGATTCAGGTAGGCTAACAGAAATCGTTTCAAATACATTGAAGAGTAATGTCGCTAATTACTTGTCTAATTATAGAATGATTAATGATTATGTCTCAGTTGAAACTGCAAATGTTGTTGATTTAGGATTTAATATTGATGTTGTTTTGGATAATAGTCAAAATCAAGGTGCTTTCGTAACTCAAATAATTGATATAGTATCACAATATATGGACCCAGGTAATAGACAAATGGGTCAAAACGTAAATGTCTCAGAAATAAGAAGATTAGTCCAATCTCAAAATGGTGTACTTTCAGTTTCAGACATTCAAATCTTCAATAAAGTTGGGGGACAATATTCATCATCACAAACTTCACAAAGATATTCGGATTCCACCACTAAACAAATCGAATTGGTTGACGACACTATTTTTGCTGAACCAAGTCAAACTTATCAAGTTAGATTTCCAAACAAAGATATTGTTGTTAGGGTTAAAAATCTCAAAACAGTTAATTTTTCTTGATAATTTATTTATTCTCAACTTCCTTTATCTTTTATTGAAAATAGCAAATAAACTATTTATCTAAAAAGATAATTAATGTCTAACTCATATAGAATAAGAACCCAAGTTGGGGTTGACAAAGCAATTAACGTACATCTCGAACAAGATTTTGAATCCTTAGAAATACTTTCACTTAAGATTTTACAAAGTGAGATTTATACTAGACAATGTGCTGATTATGGTGTTGTAATTGGTAGAATAAGTATAAATAATGGATTTGGTTTACCAAATTGTAAAGTATCTATATTTGTTCCACTTGCAACTGAAGACGAAAACAATCCTATTGTTTCGGCCATTTATCCTTACAAAACTGTTTCAGATATTAATGATGTGGGGTATAGATATAATTTATTACCTTACGTTCAGTCTTATTCTGCGCACGTACCAACTGGTTCTTTCTTCGACAAGGAAGATGTATTAATTAATCAAAGTTTCATAGAAGTATTTGACAAATATTATAAGTTTACTGCTGTTACAAATGAAAGTGGTGACTTTATGATTTTTGGTGTACCTATTGGGGTACAAACAATTCACGTTGATGTTGATTTATCTGACATTGGTGAATTTTCATTAGCGCCACAAGATTTAATAAGAACTGGTTTAGCAACAGAAGCACAAGTTTCAGGTACAAGATTTAAGTCATCAAGTAACTTAAACGAATTACCTCAAATAGTTTCACTTAATAGAACGATAACAATTGAACCATTATGGGGACAACCCGATGTTTGTAATATCGGTATAAACAGAACTGACTTCGACTTATCAGCTGAAGCTAATGTTGTTATTGAACCAACTGCAATCTTTATGGGGTCAATATTTTCTGATGTTGAAAACTTAGCATTGAAAAGAAATTGTAGACCTAAAGTTGCTCAAGGTGAATTATGTAGTTTAGTAACAGGTCCTGGTGAAATATTGGCATTGAGACAAACTATATTCGAGGATGACCAAGGTAGACCCATTTTGGAACAATATGAATTAGAAAGTGGTGGAAAAGTTATTGATGATAATGGTACTTGGTTAGTTGACCTACCTATGAATTTGGATTTTGTAACAACGAACGAATTTGGGGAAAGAGTCTTTTCGAATGACCCTGAAGTTGGCATTCCAACTAGAGGAAAATATAGATTCAAAATTAAATGGAATCAATCACCAAGTTTAGATGAGAATGTCAAAAGGGCGTATTTTTTAGTTCCAAATGTTAGAGAATATGGGTGGTCAAGTACTGGTTTAGCACCAACTAACCCAATTCTCCAAAAAAAATCATATGCCTTCAGTTTAGATTGGGATGACTATGCTGACCCACAAGTTGCAATAAATTGTGAAGATACTTTTTATCAATTTTCATACAATAAAGTATACACAATATCCCAATTGATTGACCAATATAGAAATGGTACTATTGCCAATAGAATTGTGTCAATCAAAAATATTTTGGACAATAGTTGTGAAAGTGAGAATAATAAGTTCCCAACGAATGATGCGTCTTTTAGATGGGATATAATTTTTCTTTTATACACTTTAGCATCATACATTTTTAGACCAATTTTAGTTGCATTAGTACCGGTATTACATGTATTATTTTTCTTAATTATTTTGTTAAGAGTTGCACTAATACCATTATTAATAACTTATTTGTCAGTTTTGTTGTTTATAGCATTACCAATAAAAATATTCGGTGCTGCAGCTGGAGTCGTTAGTGCTGGTATGGTAGCAGGTTTTGTCGCTGAAGGTGTCGGATTGATTGCTGCTATTTTCGCATTGGGTGTTGTACTTAGACAACTTCGTAAATTAAAACTTAGAGGTATAAATTTACCTTTGTTATTATACGATCAATGTGAATTTTGTTCATGTAAGGATTCAGATAATTTAAGTGAGGATGGTGTTAATATACAGACATCATCTACCTCTTTAACACCTCCACCACCACCATTACCAAATGCTTCAGGGATACAAATAACGAACTTTGAAGGTGGTAGTTATAATACGGATAAGATAGAGGATGATATAAACTATAACTACTATAATTTATTATTGAGTGGATATTACGTGAAGTATCCACCAAGAAAACCAACAGGTGTAAGTAAGACACCATATCCCATAAATGGTGTTTATGCTTCACTAACTGATGGTGATATTACTGCAGCAACATATAGAACAAGAAGTATTACAACAGCTGAAAGAATAAATTTATTTAATTTGAAAGCAAAATACTTCGATGAAGCTTTCGATAATCCAAATGGTGGTATTAATCAAGTTTATGTGTCAATTGAACCAACATTGAATGGGGGTGGATATTCTTATAATAACAATCCAACACGTCCATATTTAACACCAGGTAACTATCATACAGATAATGTAGTTGTGTTGATGATGACACCAGATAGTCTAAGTAGTCTTCCTATAGGGACACTTCTATCTTTTGTTAGTCCAAACACAACGAAAGATATAAATTATAGTGGGGGAACATTAAACGAGTTTCAAAATAATGCCATAACTGGTACAAGTTATTTGAATTTAACGAATCCTGGAGCTACTCAAGTTCAAATCAATGTTCCATTTACACTACCTGATGGTAGTTTGAGAACAACTATTTATACCATTCCTCAATCTGATGG